TAAAGTAGACGGCGTTGAGTACGAGTTAGATAGTTTTTCAGACAAAGCTCGACATTTGTTACGTCAAATTCAGCAGTGTACTGCTAAAACAGCGCAGCTACAAAATAAAATGCAGCATTCAGAAGTTGCTAGAGTTGGCTTTGTAAACTTATTAAAGGAAGAGCTTGAAGCAACTCCTGAAGAAGTTGAAGAGGCGGCAGAAGTCTCCGATGAGTGATATAGAAATTCCTTTAGTAGACGACCCGCAAGACTGGGAGTATGAACAAGGAAAGGAGCATATACGAGATGAGGGCGATGAGCCTCCTACAGACTTTAATCCTGATAACCTATCAGAAATGGCTATAGGATATTTAAGTCAGTTAAAGGATCTACAGGAACAACTTCGACAAGAGTATTTAAAAGTTCAAAGGCTAGAAATGGCTATAAAAGGATTTGGTATATCTCTTCAAGAAGAATTAAAAAAGGGGCAATAGCCCCTTTTTTATTACCCTTGTAAAGCCGCTGTAGGCGGTGTGAAGTTTGCTGTGTATCTTGCTAGACCTTTGGTAAGGCGAACGTCGCTCATGTATCCATAAAATGACCGAGTAGCAGCCCCCGCGCTATAGGCTTGAGTTCCTATAAAGGATCGATCTG